GTTAAATGCTGGCGCACGACTTCGCCAACTTATTTCGTCGATTGCCGAGTCACGTTCTAAATGGGACCTGCAATCACTGGAGACTATCTTCCCAACAGCGTACGGCGGAACAGCAGCACATCGACATGCGCGCATACAAAGACGCGTATTCTCGACTCTTGGGTCGAACACCGTCCCAACCCACCTTAATTTCTCATCCGACAAGTCCGGTTTACTTGCAGGTGGTACTTACGACTACCCAGTAGTCTTCCAGGAGTACTACCTCATATTGACTCAGTTCGCGCAGCAGTTTTCGCACGTGAGCGATTCTCTTTTAGCTTTCACAATATGCATTGGAGACCGACCTCTTGACCCGATTCCAGACAGGAACGTAGAGATTCCGGAGGGTTCTCCTCCTGTCAAGTGGCCTGTGGTGGAGACAACAAACAAACTCGCGTTTGCAGACACGTTACAGTTCTCGCACGTCCCCTCGAAGCCGACATCAGCGATCGTGCCGATTGCGAAACTCCCTATACCCCAATCTTCTATCCTTTTCACAACATTTATTGACGCATCGCGGTACCGGACAGAATCTATAACTAGACTCGCGTCCACAGTTCTCCATGCGATCGAGCCGCTAGATTTGAAAGAGTTCCTCTTGACGTCTCTCACGGACACGCTTAAGGCGTGCTCTGCAGCGGCGGCTTGCTGTGCATGTTACCACGTAGCTGTCGGACCCGACGAGGTGTCTCGTGCGAGCGTTCGAGACGCGCTCTACCGTATATGTAGTGCTGCAGCACCTGGACTAGTGAGACTGATTGCGCATCCACTCACCCCGATTTCACGAATTAAACACGAACTCGGCCTTGCTTTCCACCCCGGAATGGTGTTACCAGTCTCCTCTGTTATGAGACTCACCGGTTTCTTAGTCGCGCAGGCACTGGACTTACTCGAATCAGGACACCTCCTTGCTCAGCCTTACATGTACATCTGCTGTGATGACACGTCAGAGTACATTACAACTGTTCGATTCATGACAGCGTGTACCACATACGTAATACTCTCAAATATGACCGGTTCGACCAAGCTTCGCAAACACATTAACC